ACCGTCTAAGGTTCATTAATACCTCATTATTGGGGGTGTTGTCAATCCCATATCTAACTGCGGTCTCACTTGCAGTCATTTCTTCTAGGGTAAAGTTAGGGGATAAGTTCATTTTTTAGCCGCCAATAAATCCGACTTATCTTTGCTGCCTTGGGATGAGCCAAAGTAATAAGAAAGAATCTGAGTATCCGCAGCGGATAACACACCTAATATGTATATCAGAATGTCCTTTGTTTCAGGCGTAACTGTTACAAAAATTAAAATAGCAAACAAAATAAAAGAGCACAGAATTACAAATATGGCTAAAACAGGCGTAATAATTTTGTTAATTAGTGGGACATTTTCATTTGTAGCAAGATCAACCTCATGTTGACGTGCCCCATCTCTATCTTTAACTTCCTGCTCAAACATGAATTCTTCATGCTTCATTGCTGCTTCTTTTATAGAAGTTAGCTGTTCAGCGGATAACTTACCATCAGGTCCAGGTGTTAAGGTTACACCTAACTTCTCTTCAACAACTTGAGTGCCTTTATCTAATACAGCGTCAACGACTTTCTGCATGCCTGCACCGGCAAGTTGGGTTAGGATTGGTACAAGTAGTGGTAGCATTATTTATCCCTCATTTTGTTCATTTGTTCAAACAGCACTTTAACTTTTTCTTCTAACACAGCAACACGAAGGTCAAGTTTGGATAGCACAATGATTAGCGTGATTAGGGCTAAAAGAATAGGCCAGCCTTTTACTAAAAGATCGAATGTATCCATGATTCATCTTTCTATGATAACTCTGGAAATTGTAAATTCATAACTGCTAAATCATCCACGCTAGTCGCAGCATTAATCTGTTCTTCGTATGTATTAGACAGAGCGCGAGTTGCAGCACGGTAATCTAATACGTTTTGTGGTACGGGTTTACCACTAGAAGGGTCGTTAAACCTTTCAACCATCCAACTTGTTTGCCCTAATATATTTGCAGTGTGCTGTTTAACTTGAGTGATTAGCATCTCTCGTATTTGCGTTATATCTTTAGGGTTATTAGGTGCCCAGTAAAACCGTTCATCAAAAGGCTCAGGATCAGGCACTTCAATAATGTTGTACTGCGCCCTATCCTCAGCAGTAAACACAGTCGCCCAATTTGGCGGAAAAGATATTCCGTTATGCGTAAAACCTGCACCTACGGTTAAAGGGGTATCGTCTATTAAAAACATTTTTACCTCGCTAAACTATATTTAAAAGGACTTTCCGCCCAAGCCATGTACACATAATTTGTTGATGACGCGTTTAAGTTTGAATTGGTTGATCTGTGTTTTATTCCGTTGGCTACAAAATCAACGAAGGCAGTTGACGTACCTTCTGCGTTAGTACTTTCTACAAATAAGTATGGACCTTCAACGTTATATGTTTGTGACGCGCCATTAACTGATAACCAACCAGTTAAGGAAACATTATCCGTTCGTTTAAAAATTGCATACCTTGGTAAAAAACCTGTATACGTAAACGGGCCGTCCGCCGCCCCCGTCCCTGCGTAGGTACCAAAGGAAGAAAACCCCGGAACAGATGAAAAGCAGTACGCAATGTAAGTTGTACCGTTTGTATTAACTCTTACATTTGTCCCAATAGAAAAAACAGAAGTTGTTGGGTTTGTGCTGTTCCAATATGTAGAATCAGCAGCAGATAAATCAGTACCATTAAAAATTAAAAAATTACCTGCGCCTATTGACCTATGGTATACCGGCCAGTTATTACCTGCATTAACACTTTTTGCAAATATAAAATCTAGCGCTTGGTTTTGCCCATGCCCAACCGTAGTAGCTACACCTGTACCAACATACCTAACAACACTAACGCCGGTAGTTTGATTAACACTTACTTTTGCTGCATGCTCGCATGTATGAGTACCAGATTGCGTACCAGATGTATTAACACGTCCTGTAGCCCCACCTGTTATTGCATTAGCTTCGGTATCATATAAATTGAATGTGGTATTAGTAAGAATGTTACCTGCGTAGTATGTAACACCCGCTGTAACTCCTGTAGGTAGGGCACCTGTCGTAGTAAATTGAACTGCTTGTCCAGCACTAAAGCCATTAGTCGCTAAGGTAACAACACAAGGACTCGCAATTGTCATAGTTGCAGTGCGCGTTAATGCCCCATCAAAATTCCACGTACTAGTGCCACTACCAGCATTCCATTGGTATGAGACATATGTAGCAGCGCTTGTGTTTGACCCTGTGTCTGCACCAAGGCTAAATCCAGTACTACTAAACCCTGTTACACCACTAGTTGAACTTGCCGCTGCGGAAGTAATAGTAAGTTGGTTGTTTGTGTTTGCAGCGACACCACGAACGGTATCATATACATAATGATTTAACGCACTACTTCTTGACTTATTCCAAACAATATCTGCGTAGCATGATCTACCGCCCCGTGTGTTGGATATAGTTTGTGTTGATCCATTACCTGTATATAAAGTGACAGCAAAAGCTGATGCCGTTACAGGAACAGGCGCGGATAACGCAAAGCTATTTAAACGTGAATACCCATCTGGCACTGCGTAAGAAAAAGGCCTTTGTCCAAAATTTATGTTCATAGGTTTACTACCGCCAGTGGAAGCTGCATAAGGGAAGTAGCCGCCGCCAGTTAAACCTGTAGTAATAGAGGTGTATGTTGAACCGTTTGTAGTATAGTCAAGTGTGCCTGCGTTTGCATCAAATCTTACACCTATAACATTAGTTGTTGAAATAGATGCAGTAGAAGTAGTTGCTTTGTACACACCTATAGTACATGTACCTACCGCTACAGGGAACTGAACTTCCCAATAAAATTTACCAGTATCCATTCGCATAGTACAGATACTTGCTGTAAGTCCCGCCGCCGCAGATAAATTTGCTGAATTTACGGAAGCAGTAGTAAGTGTGTTTAATTTATTTATTACTGGGTAATTACACTGGTATGAGCTTGTTGGTGTAGGTACATCAAAAAAAGAGTCATATGCCGCACCCGCCGTTAAAGAAACAGCAAACGGATTCCAGTTATTTTTGTACCCGCTCTTAGCCACAGAAATCAATGTGAAATCTGCGCTACCACTAGTTAAAATATCTGCGTATAACGCTATGTACGTAGTTGTTGCAGTAGCAGTAAAAAGTCCTTGTACAAGCCCAGAGCCAGCGGACTGTGCAACAGAACCTATCGTAACTGCATTAGTAGATAGCCCAGTATTATCTGCTTTTATGATACTAGCGTTACGCGCCGCACCACCTATTGAAACATTAGTTAAATATCCTTGTACATAATAAGATTGACCAACTTCTGTAGTTATAGCTTGGTATGCATAAGCAGCGTTATTAGTGGAATTAGCTACTCGAGCAGCGTGTGTTGCGGATTGCCATGTTACGGTAGGGGAGCCAGCACCACTAGCAGTCCAGCTACTTACATCTGCCACAAACGAACCATTCGTTATAAGTTCTGGGTTTGTATTGGAGTAATCGTACGCAAGAGCTTCAACAGTGCTGTTATTTAAAAATGGTAAGAAGTACCCATTAAAACCATATGACACTAAATTTTTAATTGGCTGCCAAATACCTGCACCATTGTACCCACCGAATGAAGAAGGAAGTGATGCGGACCCATCAATAAAATAATTAAATACTATTAACCCATCAAAAAAGTTAGCTGGGGTTGTGGTATTTGATGCCCCAGTAAGATGCACAACAGCGCTATTAAATACTGTGTTTGTGGCAGTGCCACTACCAACAGAAACACCGTTGACGTATACAGTATGTGTAGTTCCACTGCATGTGTACATTACATGGTACCAAGCACTGGGGTCCCTAAATACTGCAGCGGTAGTAACAGCAGCAGTTCCAGCAATAGTGACAACAAGGTTATCTGATGCATTAAAACCAAAAGAGTAGTTAGTGCTAGCACCAAATAAATGTTGTACCGTACTTAACCCACCTCGTTTTATCCACGCAGACCATGTATAGCTAGTAAGAATATTAGGGTTAGTAAACCTACGTAACAAGTAAGCACTCCCAATGGCACGTAACCTAAGGCTTCGCTGCGCAGGGTATGGAGAGTCATACGCAGAATTTATGCCGGCAGTAAGTACTGGAAACGTCATTAAGCAACTCCCAACGATTGGCCTTGTAAGTACAAGTTAGTACCATCGCTTCTAAACACAAAATAGTCTTTAGCGCTTGCGGATGGGGATAGAATAGGCGCAACACCACCGGGCCATTTAAAAACTGAATTCCATGTCAATGTATTACCCCCACCGTTCTGTATAACTGCTAAAGCATAAAAGCCGCCGTTAACCAAGTTTGTTGGGGCATTCATAGTTCTACTACTAGATACGAATGTAAACGTAGCTACCTGTCCTAAAGCAGTATTCCAATCAATACCCGCCGCATCCGTTAACGTGATATTAGGGGAGTAGCCTGTACCTGTTACTGTTAATGTAGACCCACTAAAACTTAAGTTAGCGTTATTACTAAAACCTCCGCTACCATTAGTTGTTAGTACTTGGCCTGAAGTACCACTTGTAGCCGGAGCATAGTCAGTACCAGCAGCGGCGCTAGAAAACCCACCTGAACCATTACCTTTAAGTATTGCAGAGCCAGATGTTGCAGGGGCATAGTCAGTACCAGCAGCTGCCGCAGATACCGCAGTTCCATTACCTTTTAAAAGGCCAGTAACACTTGTCGTTATTGTGATCGCTGGAGTGCTAGTTGATGTCGCTACAGAACCACCAAAACCATTCGCCGATACAACAGATGCGTTTGTAACAGTACCGCCAGTACCAGTTGCAGATAATGTGCCTGCAGCAAATGAAACACCAGAGCCAATAGTTACAGAACTAAACCCACCAGTGCCATTACCATATAAGATAGAAGAGCCTGATGTAGCGGGGGCATAATCTGTACCTGCAGTGGCAGCGGATACGGCTGTACCATTACCTTTTAATAATCCAGTAACACCGGTAGTAATTGTAATAGCAGGGGTTGTTGTGCTCGTAGCTACAGTACCACCAAAACCATTTGCAGTTGCAACTGATACATTAGTAACCGAACCACCACCGCCTGTAGCAGCTAAAGTACCTGCAGTGAAAGATAGACCTGAGCCTACAGTAACGCTACTAAACCCACCTGTACCATTACCATAAAGAATTGATGTGCCACTGGTAGCAGGAGCATAGTCAGTACCAGCGGATGCGCTAGAGAAGCCGCCAGTGCCATTACCTTTTAGTATCGAAGAACCACTTGTAGCCGGAGCGTAGTCAGTACCTGCCGCAGCACTAGAGAACCCACCAGTGCCATTACCTTTTAGTATCGAAGAACCACTTGTAGCCGGAGCGTAGTCAGTACCCGCAGCTGCCGCAGATATTGCTGTTCCATTACCTTTTAAAACACCTGTTACGGTCGTACTAAGTGTGATTGCAGGTGTAGTGGTTGATGTTGCTACAGTGCCACCAAGACCATTTGCTGTGACTACAGAAACATCAGTTACGCTACCGCTACCAGAACTACCGGCACCATAGAAAATCTCTTTAGTAGTTGTGTTGTATTTAAGTACTTTATTAGGTGAACCTGCGGACTCATCACGGAATGAATCAATAAACACCCCTTGGTTTGGTATATATCCAATAGATCCAGTCGCACTTATAACGATAGAATTATCTTGTACAGCATAAGCTGTTGCACCTATTGCAACACTACCATTATAAGCATTAGCGTTATTGCCTATAGCTACAGAAGAACTTATTGTGGCAGCCCCACTACCAAGAGCAACACTGCTATCACCGTTAGTGTGCGCCCCTGTTCCTATGGCTATAGAGTAATCATTACCTGTTTGCGTATAAGCTTGGTACCCTATTACAATTGACTGGTTACCAGCTACTTCTGATTGTGTACCTATACCTATAGCATAAGATGAAGCTGTCAAATCGTGGGCTTGGCTCCCTATAACAATAGTTCCGGGGTTATTTATCGTAGTATTTGCGCCTATTGCTATGGCATCTGGTTGTATAGCGGTAGATGCTGCTCCTATTGCAACACCATTTTGACGTGTAGTTTTTGCTGTATACCCAAGAGCAGTCCCACCAACTACTGTGTAGTCACTTGTACCTACGTTTGTAATATTTGCGTTATTACCTATGATCGCAGAGTTTGTGACACCCGTACCTATAATGTGATTAAAACCAAGTCCGGTATTATTTACGTTAGATGTAGTATTACCTGTAGCACCATAAACTATACCTAATGCCGATGCTGTTGCTGCTGTAGCATTTAGAGTGCCACTAGTAAGATTTAACCCAGTACCTATAGTAGTGGAAGAGATTACCCCTGATGTAGAGTTCCCGTTTAGCAACCCATTTACCGTAGTTTTTAATGTAAGGCTAGGCACTGAAGCTGTTACAGCCGTGGTTCCACTAAACCCATTAGCAGTAGCAACGGATACATTAGTTACAGCAAATTGGCTAGGCAACGTTACAAATACATCTTGAGTACCTGTAGAAAAATCAATCTTAGCTGTAGTCCCTGCAGAATTTGAAAGCACGGTATCACGAGATAAAGTGCCATAAGAGCCACCTGTGGTCCAAGTACCTGTACCAACTTCCCATTTAATTGTGCCTGATTGGTCAACAATAGCGTAATAAGTGGTGTTACCTGTGCCTACTGTAGAAAACCCAACATAGCCAGCTGCAGGTCCAAGCAATGTAACTGTCCCTGTACCGGGGGATGTACAAGTTTCTTTAACTCTATCTTTAAGATTCAGTGCCATATTAGTTCCTTATACTTCAAGTGCGGTATCAATTTCTGTCCAGCCTGCATCTTCAGCTGTATCAGTAGTAGTCCAGCCTGTACCCGCGGCAGATTCAATTTCTTGCCATCCTGTACCGCCATTACTATTTATTAAATTCCATTGCAATCTAGCAGTTACTTGCCCTGTTGTACCGGTTGCAGCTATACCAATTAAATTAATAAATGTTTGGTACGCTGCTATGTCACCAGCAGTTCCTGTAGCAGTTACCGCAGTTAGGTACCCGGGGCGTTCAAACGATACATCACCAACAGAAGTTGTAGCAGTATTACCGACAAGTTCTTGTGCGCTTGCAACATCACCTGCAATTCCTGTAGCTGTAACCCCAGTAAGCTCACGTTCTTGTACTCGTGTAACACTACCTACCGATCCAGTTGCAGTCACGCCAGATATAACTGGATTTTGTCTAAATATATTACCTACTGAACCTCTAGCTGTAACACCTCTTAAGGGCAACTCAAAAGTTTGTGCTACGTTACCAACAGAACCTGTAGCTGTTACCCCCGTTATAAATCGGACAGGTTTAACTGTACCTACAGTACCTAAAACTTGCACCCCTATTAAGGTTTGAGTTCTAGTAGCAAGAGATACATTCCCTACATTACCTGTGGCTGTTACACCTGTTAAGGTTAAAGAACGCTCTTGCGGTACTACTGTACCTACTGAACCTGTGGCACTTACTTTGGTTACAAATTTACCTTGGCTAACATTACCAGCTGTTCCTACAGCAACATTACCTACAGGCGTAATATCAATCGCTTTTCCTACTGTACCAACGGAGCCAGTGGCTGTTCTACCTGTTATATATGATATCTGGCCCGCATTAACAATCGACCCCGCAGTACCTGTAGCGGTAACTTTAGTCAGAGGTATTTGTGGGTTTGCTATTGTACTGCCTACAGCAGTGGTAGCTGTGACACCGGTTATTAAGTTTTCAACAGGAGGTCTTGTAACTGTACCAACGGTTCCTGTAGCTGTTACACCTGATAGCGTTCTAGTTCTAGGTACTGAAATAGTGCCTAAGAAACCTGTAGCAGTATTACCATCTAATGTTTTACCGGTAATGGCGTTACCAACTACACCTGTAGCAGTTACGCCGGTGATTGTTTTAGGTATTCCAGCAAGTACATCTCCAACAGTACCGTATAAAAACTGTTTAGATAATGTAGACCTAATGTTTGGCACTACGGTACCAGCAGAACCCGTAGCTGTTACAGCAGTTAATGTTTCCTTAGTATCTTCGGCGGCACTTTGTACCGAACCAAAAGCAATTACACCTAATCCGGGTCTAGTAACAGTGTTGGCAGTAGTTATAGTACCTGCAGATGTAGTAGCAGTAACGCCGGTCAGTACTAGCCCGTTGACAACATTACCAACAACACCTGTCGCAGTTGCAGCGGTTAAACTTACATTTGATGTTGTAGCAGTGGGGGATGTAACCGTGCCAGTAGCTGTTACTTTGGTTAAATTAAACGATTTATCTTGCTGAGGAGACGTACCTACATCACCAGTAGCAGTTACCTTAGTGAGCGGTTGCTCTACCCCATTAGCAACATTACCAACGGAACCTATAGCACTTACGCTAGTTAATGAGGCACCAACAGTTAAATTACCAGCTGTACCATAGACTAAGTTACCACTAATTGCTGGCGTTGAGTTGTAAGTTATTGTGCCTACAGAACCTGTAGCAGTGTTGCCAGATACGGTGTCTGACTTTGAAAATACTACGGAACGAACTGTACCTGTGGCAGTTACACCAACTAATGCAGGGGTTACGGTACCTACGCTACCTGTAGCTGTAACACCAGTGAGATACTCAAAAACTCCCTGTACAGCTATGACAGTACCAACACTACCTGTACCTGTGACTCCAGTAAGCGCGACTGTGCCCGGGGGTAGCCCCGATGGCAGTGAAGAAAAGGGGGTTTCGGCGAACGAATCTATACCAAATAGCATGGCTTCTCCGTTCGCCTTTTAGTTAGGTTAAGCTATATTCAATAAAGCTGTACCCGCAGCATTGGTTGGCATAACCAGTGTGAAAGTACCCGCAGTAATTGTCTGCGAACCGAATGTATGACAGCTAACGGCCTTGTTTGACTGAGTGCTATTATAAATTAATACAGCATCAAATGGGGTAGTTAGTGTTACGTTGGTATACGTAATAGAAGCTGACGGTGTCCAGTATGCAGTAGTACCGGTAGCAGTTGGAGCAGTTCCGTTTGTAACAACCACACCACCTGATGTATAACCAGTACCTGATACTTCGCCTGTTGCGTTATAGGCGGTTGTGCCAGCACCTAAGGTACCACCACTAACTGTGTACAGAGCTGCTTTAAATGTATCTGCAACGGGTGCAGTTAAGCTCGTACGGGAAGTGATAGTAGTTGCAGCAAATTGATGTTGCGCGAGCATAAGCTCGGTTTTGAACGAAGTGCACATTGCTTGAGCGTTTGCCATGATTTAGTCCTATTAAAAAGATGCGGCGACGGCCTCGCCAATTACTGTAAATTTTTTCAGCGTCATATGCACTGAGCGATGTACCAGCTCGCCGTCCAGCCAGTATTCTGTCCAAAGAGTCGTTTCGTTTTCGTTATCCAACGTGCCCTCTTTTTTCTCCAGCAGAGATTCTTCCATCTCGCCTTTTGTCGTAGTTACTAATGCCATTTGATCTCCTATGTAAATCTAAGTAAAGCAGTTGTCGGTGAGTTTACAGGCATTGTTACAGTGAAAGTACTTGTTGAAACTTTATCAGAGCCAAAGTCTAAAACAGCAACAGACCTTCCGCTTTGCGATAAGTTATATATCAAGGCCCCACGCGCTGTAAAAGATGCCGGGTCCCATACTACATTATCGAAGCTAACATAAACTAATCCGGTTGTATAATCCGTATTAACAGACACACCGGTAAGCTGCTGTCCCCCTACGGTATAACCATTACCATCAGGCACTTCATTTTCGGGAGTATACACGGTTGTATCAGGCCCCAAAGTAGCGTACCCAGTATACAGTGCCATATACAACGTATCCGATACAAGATTCTGCACCGCTTGGAGCATCTCTTGTTTAAAACTAGTAGTTATTCCTTGTTGTATAGCCATTACGGATTAACCTTAATCTTTGCCTGCCCATCACGATAAGCATCGCCGCGCTCAAGACCTGTACCAAGACGGTTCAATTGAGCAAGGGCTTCATCATACTTACCCTTATAGAACGCCATTATATCTGCCTCACCCTTCATAAACACATACGCTTCAACAAGAGAACCGTAAAGTAATACAGGTGAATAGTTCAAACTTAGCCATGTAGTGCCATCGGCAGCGACTGTTATTGACTCTGGATAAGCGTAATAATGTAGCTCCGCTGTATACGCAATATCTGGGGTTGGGGCAAACATAAAACTCAAAGAGTCTTGCGTTGTATTGCTAACTACCTTTGGGCCAAACAGCGTGTAATACTTTGGCGTACCTGTTTCAGTTGGGTCTGGATACGATGCACGTAAAAAGTTAACGTCTTTATTTAGCAAATACTCATACCCAGTCGGCGCATCTTTAATAGCCATAGAAAATACGGACATAAAGTCGCCAGGGCATGATAAATACTGATTACCAGCAGACAATAAACCTGTCACGTTCTTACGAAGCGACGGTATTTGCACCGAGTTATAAACGCGCTCTTCCGCCTGCGTAACAAACGTAGGTATATAGGCTATAAACGCAGGGTCATCGTTCTGCGTATAGTTAATGATCGCATTTGTAAGTTCGGTGTACGTCATTTATTAGCCCATTGGTCCTCGTGCAATTGTACCTTTAGTTGCTGCGCCTGTACCACGAATCTTGATGCCTGTAGTTTTAATAGGCTCGTTACCAGCAGACTTGCTTAATGCACCGATAGATGGATCAAGCGTTTCTAACTTGCTGCGGTTAACTCGCGTATCTTTAACAGGGCCGCCATCCATTGCATGTGGCTTGGCGTATGCTGTAGCTGGTTTGTTGTTCTTAGCCATAATTACTCCTTAGCCTGTCTTTTGATTAGCGACTTTAGCAAGACCGCGACCCATCTGTAACATCTGTGCGTCTGTCTTACCGCCTTTAGCTAAACCCTTCATGGACTGCTGTTTGTCGTGCTTAACGTCCATTTTAGACTTTTCCCACTTGTCAAAAGACATCTTATGCTTTTTAGCAAGTTTTTTGTCTTGGGATTTATCTTTAGCAGAACCTTCCCATTCTTTCATACTCATTTTTTTCGTAGCCATTTTCCTACTCCTATGTCGTCGTGATTGTCACGGTTCCTACAATACCAACCGAAGTTAAATAATTCGGTGTAAGCCCAAAATCGCTATAGCTAGCACCACCAACAGGACGCCACCCCCACTGAAATACTCGGCTACCACCTTCTGGATACCCAGTTTCATCTAGCTTTGGCCCGTTAGTACCAGTTATCTGTAACCCGCTATAGCCTGATTGGTAATAGCTCACATCTGGTCTTGGTTCCCGCACTGCTTGTGGGTCATTAACCGGATACAAACCTAATGATAACTGCGGTTGATCTGGTTCCCAACAAGTAGGACAAACTTTTATGTTGACGTTCTTTGTTTTGATCGTCAACTTCCGTAACTCTTTTAACTTGTACCTAAATCCACATCTATCGCATTCAGCGATTGAGTGTTTACCTGATGAATATTTACTTGCCATACATCACCTATAGAAGGTCATACGTGGCACGTATCTATCAGGTGCTTTTTCTCTATCTTCAGATGCTGCCAAGTCCCATGCCTCATCATACTGGGCTTTCAACATCAAAATTCTATCTGGTGGAACTTCTGGTAATTTAGCTGCAAGCATATAAGCTAGCCCAGCCACCAACGCATTCTGGAAACGGAATGGTATATCTTCAACGTTTGTACCAGTGCCTGCATCAACAATACGGCGTAAACGCCAGTACACAAAATAATAGAATGGGGAACCAACACTGCCTTGATCTGGTGAAGGCCAAATATTAATCTGTGGCACTTGTGGTGTTGCGCCAACTAAATCTGTAGTCTGTCCAGAACGGCGGTTCACCCACACCTGAATTGGACGACCTTGAGTTATTTTGTTTGGGATTGTTGAGTACGTGGAAACGCTAATTCGACTGATGTTAATATCAGTTTGGCTGCCAATTTGTCCGGGATTAGTGCGAATAACATGTTCCAATAAATCCACGGTGTCATTAGGTAGATCATATACGTATTGTCCTTGCACTAACGGTATCTGCCCCTGCTCAATAGTCCACAGGTTAATACCTCTATTAGCCCACTCGGTGATAAGGAAGTTCAAACTACGTCTTGCTGTACGGAACTGATAACCAGTACGCAGCTCTACGCCACAGCGCTCAAACGCCTCTTCCATCAACTCATTGAGATCAGGATTAAAACTGGTTGTAGAAGTTGTGTACGGCATGATCTACCTTATTTTTTGAAACCTTTTAGCGTTTCTGCAAGTCTGGCACGTGCGCCTAATGTACCTGGTTTTCGAGCAGCTGCAGACAGCTTCTTTGCCGGGATGGTCTTGCCTGCCTTCACGCCCAGCTCTTTCCGTAGTGCGCCAGGTTTCTTTATAGCTTTTTGTATCCATTTTTCAGCCATCACTTCCTCGCCATTCTCATATTGTCTACTAAGTTAGGATACGGCCTACCAGCAGCTTTAGCCGCGGCTTTTGCTGCTGACTTCTTAGCAGGACTTAGCTTCTTATGCTTCTTCGCAGGATTGGGCTTATCCCACACCGCACCGCCTTCTTTATATTGAGTAAAGTCGGTATCGTCCCTACGTGCTTTCTTAACACCTTTGGGCATTTTGGATGCGGCTATATCGCCCATTCCGCGAGAGGCTATCATGTTTATCTACCGCGACCAGCACCTCGTAACGCAGGTACAGTACCACCCATTTTGATTTGTTTGCCTTTGGTTTTGCCTTTTTCAGCAACGCCATCACGGCTAGGAGCTGCGGTTTTAACTGGACCCATTTTGCTTGCAGTACCAAGACCGCCTTTTGACATCTTTTTCATTTCACCACCTCCAGATTTTGTAAATTCCTTACCCACACTTTGGGGAACCCCCGCCTTTTTTGCAAACGCAGGGTTGTGGGCAACCGCCTGCATAAACTTTTCCTGTTTTTTACTAACCGCTGGCATTAGTGCACCCTACCGGTAAAGAAGCCTATAACTGCCCCAACACCACTACCAACAATACTTCCTACAGCTATTAAAACTTTCCATCCACCTTCGGCGGAAGCAAGTTTTGTATTTATTTCCTCAAGGGACTTACGTATAGCTGCAATATCTGCAACCATAGAATCCATATCATCTTGTAGATGCTTAATATCACTCGCGTGAGTAGCAAGCTCCCTAGCGGTTTCAATTTCTGGTGTAGCCATAGCTAGCATTTCCAAGCTCTCAATGATTTATTAATTCTGCTGTTCGGATCATTTGCCGTTTTCGCAGAGGTTAATTTCTTTTTCATCCCTGACATACGGGCGCAGAATGACTTTTTCCGACTTCCGCCTTCCGGCTGGGGAGCTTTTAAGTTCATTCCTTGCGCTTTCGCGGAGGCTCTCCCTTTGGCGTTTAAGCCACCATTGGGGTTTTTCCCCTCCTTGCGCTGCCATGCAGGAGACTTAGCCATAGAACACCGTTATCTTTGCTGAAGTAGGTAACGTCACATGTACATCCGTATTAAAAATAATCCCTTCGCCGGGAATAATGTTTGCAAACGGATTGTTTGTGTTAGCTGGGACGTTAAATTGCAGACGAATCGTGCCTGTAGCACCCCCATCACGCAAAATAATATCGCCCGCTGTACCACCAGAAAGACATTGATACCCGCGCACGCGAGTGCGACCTGAGTACATGGTGCCTGTTGCTTCGACGTGCGAAGCTTTTACGTCTGTTTGCATCGACATGATGCCCCCTTATTAAGCTGGTGTAATCGTAGAAGAGTTAGAACCCTTCCAAGGGGAAACAGCTAAAGTACCTGTAGACGTGTAAATAATGCCGGTAGCTAAATCAACTACTGACTTACCTAAAGTTTTGTCTATGGTATTGAATGCGTTGGTGGCAGAGCCTAAAGCTGCTGCGGTTGTAGCTGGGAATACGAATCCATTTTGCGAAATTACAGGACCCGTGAAGGTTGTATTTGCCATGTTAAATTGTCCTTACATGCAAGTTAGGCGTATCTGTCTGCATGTCGTCAGCCGGGACTGTCAGATACACCGGGAACCCCGGGATAACTACTTTATACCACAAAATAAACAAAAAGGGGGTTTTTATGCCCCCTTTTCTAGCACTATTAAGCGCCTGCTGAACCGTACATACCGAGCGGATCAGACCAACCAAACGAATAACGCTCACGAGACTTGTAACGTACGTTACCAGTATCAAAGTCGCCGTCCATTGAGTTGGAGAGAGGCGTACGAACAAAGTGCTTCATACCGTTAGGTACGTCGGTTGTTAAGAACCAAGCATTTGTATCTGTCAAGAAGTTATTGACAGTGTAGCCTTCTGGGATTGAACCATTGTTCTTGATAGCGTTGATATCGTTATCAGCAGTACCAACACGGAGGCTGGTTTCTAACAGACGTGTAGCAACGAACTGCAGAGCAGGTGGAACAATCAATTTCTTTGGCTTAGCAGCGATCAACAGACCACGTTCATCAGTCCAAGCAGCGATCTGAATAACTGCGTTTTCCAACGAAGTTTCATTCAAGTCAGCAGGAGTTGATGGAATGTTGCTGTTTACACCACCAGAAATCAAAGGATGCGAAGCAGAGAACAGAGGTACACCGTCACCGCCATAGTACTGGGATGAGTTTGTGAAGCCGTTGTTCAGAATGCTAGCAGCTTTAACTTGCTTGGTATAAGCCATTGCACGAGCCAAAGCTTTGGTATAACGAGCGGATAACGAGTCATACAAGTTATCTTCGATTGCTTCTTCAGTTAAGCTGAAGCCCAAAGCGATTGTTTCGTGGTTATAGCGAGCAGTCCATGCCTCTTGGCCATTGTCATAAGCAATAGCACTACCCTCGTTTTTAACAGGGGCAGCTGAGAAGCCAGACAGCTTTGTTTCTTCTTCGAACGAACGCTCGGAGGTCTCTGTTTCGTAGATCTCTTTGTGCTGTTCACCATATGTTGCATACTCCATACCGAACAGAGCATTCAAGCCCGGTAAGAGTTCTTTCAGTAGTTGTGCGCGTGAAATTGCCATGATTTATTCTCCTTATACACCGGTAGTGTTGTTGTACTGGTGCGTATTGAGTTTAACCAGCAGTTCCACATAGTTGCCAGAAGCCAACTGGGTTGCAGGTACTACATCAATAACACGTATAGGCAGTGTAGGTGTGGTATCTGACGATCCTACATCAACACCTGATCTTGAATCACCAGTAGTGGTGTTACCAGAATTGATGATTAGAGCCATGTTAGAACCAACAACAGTACGAGCTACACCAACAGTAGAAACTGTAGTGCCAGAACTCAAAACAGCTACTTTAAACAGTGCCATAGGATCGTCAACAACATAAACGATGCCACCGGATGTGCTAGCTGGCAGAGACTGAGCCTGAACTGTTTGGCCCAACGAGTTAACATATTGACAGCCAACAGCTACACCGCAAGGTGTACCAGCAGTACCATCAGACATTTTGTCTACGCCACCAGCGGTGGTAAGACTAACCGGATCACCAAAGCAAATCAGGGCGTTACCTGTAATAGCTGGGATCTGGCGAATTGCTCCTGCATATGGCATGCCATCGATACGATTGACAGCGATTAGGCCATATGGAGAGCTTACTGTAGGATAAGCCATGTTTTCTCCAAATAATTAAATTACTATTTTCCAGTACCAAAGGTCGTCGTAGATTTTTTCTCATTAAAGAGAGGCATCCGTGGGTCACTTTGGCGCATTAAGCTGTGGTCTACAGACTCCATTTGGCCTTCGGCCTGTTGTTGGTAGTGGCTATTACGCTGTACTACAAACTCCTCTGGGGTCTTGCATAACAACAGTCCGCCAATCTCAATATTGTCTTTAAAGCGACTATTAGGATCGGCTAGCAGCTGAAATTTTGGTTGCTCTTCAAGCTTTACTGGCTCCCATCCTTCACGCATTTTCGCTGAAAGATTACGTGGGTCAGCATTTTGTAAAGTTGAAACGCGAATCCATCTGTACGCGAAACCGGGCTGCTTATCTGGTTCAGGCAAAAGCTCAGGTGGTACCCACTGCTTTGGGCGTTCCTGATTGGCACGGGTTCCAAGTTCTCTACTAAGTTTGTTTTCAGCCATTATTGGCCTCCATTTGTTAAAAGTTTTTCACGGGCGTAGCGCTCAGGGGATACCCCCAGTTTTTTAGCAATAGCCAATTCTGACTGCTTGAGCACGACTTTCTTTGAAGCGGTGCTACGGGTCGCAGGAGCAACTACCGTGGCGGCTCTTTCGGTACGTCCAGCAGGTTTAGTTCCCGCTTCAGACGTTTCATCTTGGAAGTAGTCTGGGAATCTGCGACGCATAGTGCTATCGACTTTTTCCCAGTATTCATTTGTTGAGGGATAATTTTCCCCATGCTCTTTGACCAATTTTTGATGTAGTCCAAGTGCTAGGCTGGTCATCTCCTCGTCCTGACCGAACCATGTATTGCGCTGTTGCCACGCAGTAGCTCTTGGGTCAGGGCGAGACACTTGTGCTTCAGGTTCACTTTGTACACTATATTTATCATCTTGTAAAGAGGGTACATATTCTTCCGCTTTACGAAGTTTATAGTTAGCGTCGGCAATCTTTTGTTGTGCTTCTACTAATCTATCAGAATCGCCGTTGTCATAGGCATCTTTATACGCTTTTTTAGCTGCGTCTAACTCTAATTCTGCAGCGCCTTTATACGTATCTAGGAAGGTTTTCTCTCCCGCAGACAGCCTAGATTTCAGCTTTTCGTTCTCTTTTAGGATGCGTTGCGCGTACGCAATAGCTTCCTGTTGCTCACGCTGAACCCGTTCTTTCTCACGGCGCTCATCGTGCCAGACTTTCTTCATCTGAATTAGCTTTTTCTTAACTTTTTCAGAATAGTCTTCTAACTCGTCTTTGTCTAGTTCATCCACTACCTCTTTCGGCAATGGCTCACGACCACGATCCTCTTCAGGCGTGTCGTCAATAACGTCAAAATCTACATCCTCGACGTTGTTTTTAGCCTCGACTTTACCGCCTTCTTTGGCTTCTACTTCATCGGGGAACTCAAATTCTACTTTTTCAATATCTGCCATATCTACCCCCTTATGCACGGCTAATGCCGCGTGGATCGTCAACAACAGCCTCAATGGTGTCGTCGTTTAATAGTCGGAACTCGCGTCCGTGAATTTTCAAACGTGTACCGCTGTTTGGGCGAGCAAGAACAAAATCACCTTCTTTACACCAAGGGCCGGTAGGAAATTTATCCTTATCTTTGTACGCATCTGGACCAATTTTGACTACAAAAAATACTGTTGCCAGTACCTCTTCGTAATGTCTAGTCTGGTCAGCTTTAAGAATCCCGCTGTCGTACTTTTCCTCAGCTTCAGGTAGTGCTACCAGAATGTGATACCCAACTGGTTCTGGAAGTTGCTTACCTTTTTCTTCTGCAGTTTGCGGCAATTCCGATGTTTCACCGGTTGATGTCGCAATGATTAAGTTTTCACTCATCGTCGTGTCGCTCCATTTGGTTTGCAAGGTCAAGTATGTATCCTTCTGCGATGGAAAGACCTCTAATTTCCCCGCACATTGCGCGATACTCTGCGTAATCTTTTGCAGCACCTTCACTCATAGCATGCGCTACTTGTGCTTGTTTCTCGTTTATCTGGTTCTTGATAATCTCTAATGCTCTGTCCATTATTCACCTTTCTTCTTAGGCTTCTCCTGTTTAGCTCTATCAGCTAGTTCACGTTGCAACTGTGCTTGTCGCATTGATTGACGGTCTTGTAACGACATCTGTGCGCGATTTCTTGAGATTTCTGCGCCTATGCGTAGACCTTCTAACTCTTGTTTAGAGTGCATATCTAGCTTGTCTTTCTGAGCTTTTGCTCCGACTTGCATGCCTGCAATCTCTTTTTGTGCCGCGATACGCGCTTCTTCTATGCGTATCTGGTCTGCTTTTGCCGCTGCGTCTATCTGCAGTTTCTTCTCTTTGAGTTGAACTTCTTGCGCTTTTAGTTGTAGCTCTTGCTGTTGCATCTGTAAGACTGGGTCTTGAGCTGCTTGCTGAGCTTGCTTTTGCTGCATATCCATCTGATCTTTTTGTAGCAGTTTTTGCGCTGCCATTGCCATTGCACGGGAAATTTCTTGTTCCATCTCTGGCTCCATTTCCTCGTCCATCTTCGGCAGTGGTATGCCCAATTGCTCCTCGATATCTTTGCGATACTGGAATGCTACGTGCTCGTTGATATGCGCCATCATTGCTGCCATCATCACTTGTGCTTGTGGGTTTTGGCCAACTATCTGTGCAATCTTCGGGTCTTGCATTGCTGCAGTATGAACAGCGATATGTGCTTCGTGATCTTGGTACACGAATGCTTTTACAGGCTTGTTGTTTAAGACCGCCATGTTCTCGGACACAGGGTCTTTTGGCTTCTGATCTTCTGCGCTTGGTATCAACTTACCTATGTTCTTAATGCCAAGCACTTCTAACATCTGCCGGTTAAGTTCTACTTGATCGTAGATTTGTGGGTTTTGTTGTGCCATCTGCATGACGGCTTGATACTGCACAACCTTCTGCGACATAGTCGCCGCATTAGGGTCAGATACTGGAATAACTTCTACATTGTCGTAGTCAGATTTCTTAGCACGACGTGAACCTTCCATTGGGTCGTAGCTATATTCTTCTGGTGTGTAGTCGGCAATGATGCGCTTTAATAAGCGGAACTCTTCCTTCATTGCATAGTGGATACGCGCTTGTACAGCTGACATAATTTTCAGCGTACGCTCTAAGATAGCTAGCGTTGTACCAACTGGGCTGTTTGCGCTCATGTCACTAACTTGTAAGTCAGCAGCACTTGCGAAACGACGGCCTTCATCAATGATCTTATCCATCAAGCCAGACAATACTTGGCTTGGTTCTTTGTATGGAAGTGGAAGAATATTGTCACGTATGGTGCCAGACGCCACATCAACATCACGCCATTCACCCGGTGCGATAGGAGTATCGTCACCTTTAGTACGCATACCTTTTGATTTCAAACCACCCGGCAAGTTAGCTAATGTACCTGCGTCAACTAATTGACGAAGAATAGATGTACCGCTCTTTGCATACGCACCGATTAAGTGGATTAAACCAAAGCAATAGAAACCAAAACCAGGAATATAGCCGTAGTGAACCATGTGATTACGCTTCTGACAGCCTTCATCATCAGGTTCCCAGTTACGACGGATAGCCAAGATTTGCATCGAAGACTTATCAATAGTAACGATATATGGCAGTGCTATACCCGTGGGTTTACCATCTTCATCTTTATCTTCATAGCCTTCCAAGTCCAAGAAAACTTGGGTCTCGTATAGCTTATAGCGATCATCAGATGTAGCTCTAAAGCCCATCTTTTCAGCTATCTTTTTCTCTACGTCATCTAATGTATTAGTAGGTTCAGGCAGATCAATATCACGATAGAAACCTGCTACTTGTAGTCTACGCAGTTCGTTCTTAGTCTTACGCATTACGTGTGTTACACGTTCTGCAGACTCTAAATTACTTGCGCCATAAGGAACAATTACGTCTTCCGCAGGGATAAATATAGATACTTGGCGGTCTAACGCTGGGTCAAAGTACACCTTTTTAAACGCATTACCAGATAAGCCCAAGCCCCATAACATACGCTCATGCTCAGGACGATACTCTTTCATAACGTCGGTGAGCTGATAGTTCATGTCATCTCTTACACGCTCCGCCGCCTTGCGTTTCTCAGGAGTTTCTTTGCCAATAATCTGCGTTTTAACGGGACCCGCGGCTGGAAAGGTCTCCATGATTGTCTCTGACTGAAACTTAACAAGAGTTTCTGATAGAAGGGGATGATATACACCGCAAGCTCCTTCCCAAGGTTCGCTTCGCTCTTCTAGACGCATGCCTAATAACTCTAGGCCATCTACATAAGTTTGCATCCAGTCTTTACGGCTACTGATGTCTTCATCAATCTCACCGATCAAGTCCCCTGCCAAAGTATCCAGAACTTCATCGTCTATATACTCGGCTAAGTTAGCGTTGAAGTCGTCTGTAGTTTCTTTGGTTGGCTCAAGTTCAATCTCCATGCCATCCATATTCATAGACACACTTTCAGGGTCTTCTATCTCAATCTCGATATCATCTTGCTCCATCTCTGGTTTCATAAGCGGATCCATCGCGCCTAACCCTAGTGGGGCTTGATTTAGTGATTTATCTATAGCCATTTTCAAATTCCTTAAATGTTGCAACAGACGGGGCTGTTACTTTCACCATATGGCTTACGTTTAATTCCTCACGTGTTATGCCAAATGGATTGTTTTTAATCCAATCTTCAACGTCTTCTGGGGTTATTTCACGCGGCGCTCTGTCTACCATCTTCGCTTGCTTTAATAGTCTGCGGTTAGCTTTTTTAACCCGCCACCAGAATTTAACAGCTTCGATGATAGTCATTAGTAATATTCCCTTCTACGTCTAAACTCTTTAACTTCTTCCGGCTCATCTAAGTTGGTACGTATATACCCACCTTTTCTAAACCGCATTAACGCCATAGACACAGAGTCAACATAGTCGTCATGCTCTCCGCCGGGAAACGAAGCTACCTCATCCACTACTTCTTCCGCCCAATTAGTACCGGGAATCCATACTCTGCCTGACGCAAATATGTCTGACACGGCATTAAGACGGCTAATCTTATCGTTACCTTTTGATGGGGTGAACTCTTGTACAGGTATACCCATCGCCCTCATTTCATAGATTAGTGGGGCACCAGAAGCCTTCTTTTCTATGATAATACTATCAGGGTCCCACTCTTTAAACTCTTCTATTGCTTTCTTCTTTAGTAGCGGGAACTCCATCCGCTGCCTAAAAGCGTTCAAAAGAATGATGTTTGCTTGTGTAATACCAGCATCATCAGGCTTATAGAACACTCCCCACGTTGTACATGCTGAATAGTCAGCCCTGTTTGTTTTTTCAAACGCAGTATCCCACGATTGCAGGACAAATTCACACGAAGGTGGGCGATCTTCTTCCCAAATCTGCCACCATTCACGTTTTACTATCGCAGAAGCGTCCGAAGTTGGCTGCTGCATGTACTGAGCCATCCATTTTTGGTTAGGAAGCTCGTTTTTTAACGCTGAAAGCTCGTCTAACGACCAAAATTGAGGCCAAAGTGGGTTTCCAGAGGGCAAAATAGCAGGAAATTCGATAACTTCCCACTCTTCACCACTTCTTTGTGCCGCACTTTTCAATACTTGCCCAGTCAAATCCTTCTTTGACCAGCGCGTCATAACAATTACGATAGCTCCGCCAGGTTGTAGACGCTGACGGGGACCAGATGTATACCATTCGTACGTCTTATCGTAGATTTCTGGGTTCACTTCAGCAAGTGCAGCCTCTTGTTCACTGTGTGGGTCATCAATTATTAAGATGTCTGCGCCCTTACCGGTAACAGCACCGCCCACACCAATAGCGAAGTAGTCACCACCGGAGTTTGTGTTCCATCGTCCTGCTGCTTTACTATCAGATTGGAGAGCTACGCCGGGAAATATCTGACCATACACGTCGCTGTCCACCAAGTTACGAACCTTTCGACCAAAACCTACCGCAAGTTCCGCTGTGTGAGACGTCTGGATAACTTTTTTGCCCGGGTATTTTCCGAGGAACCATGCTGGGAGGAGATAGGAGGCAAACTCACTTTTTGTGTGTCGCGGCGGCATATTGATAATAAGCCTTTTGCACTTGCCATTAGCCACCCGCTCAAACGCCCTAGCCATCCTGACATGATGTGCTCCATTAATAAAGTTAGGCCAGACCTTATGTACAAAATCCATGAAATTATTAGCCGCATTTTCTCTGCTCTCCAGTTGGTCATGTTCCTCTAATGACACATACAAATCCCGCATCTGGGATTCCGTCATCGAAGGAAGTAGCTTTAATAGTGTCTGCAGTTGCTGGGCGTTCATTCAGGTTCGCCCTCGTGTGTATCGTGTGTATCTACATCCGTTGCTTCTACATCTTCTATTAGTCCAAGCTCTCGTTCTAGCGAATCGTCTGGCGTAATATCTATAGTCTTGCTCTGTTGCTGTAATAGCAACTTCTGTATCTTGTCTGCGATGACATTCTTTAAATCATCTGATGTTCTGTGGGTGATTGTGATCTCTGACTTCTCTGCGAAAGCGCCGACATCAGAAAGTTTTCCGAGTAACTCGATGGCCCGTAATTCTTGTTTTGCGTCGCCGCAGCTGCTGATCTCTAGTAGCCTATTTGTTATGTAGGTTCTAGCTTGTGTTGAGTCAAGGATTACACGATGGTCGTATTCGTTCAATAAAGCCGATAGCTTTAAAGCAACATTACCTTGATATAAATTGGGGGGATTAAATGAATCGTGCGGGGTGTTGTGTTTCTTTTTTACATCCACTTGCTTAAACAGATCATGAGCAAGTTTTTCATCTTCTTCCGTCATCTCAAACGGCATACCTAACTCCGCCATTAGCGCAGCCGTAGATGAAGCAACCCTCGCGTTCTCTTGGAATGAAGGAGCTAGTTCGTCCGACAAATTGTCAGGGACGGGTTTTGTCATAGTAGGTGTAATAGGTGTAGTCATGTCGATGACTTTCGTAATGCTAGGCGAATAATACAACATCTTTTTAAAAATGCAAGGGGTATGTTTCTGTATGTTCAAATCGCCGATTTCAAAATACAAAAATATAGGGGGTGGGGGGTTGTCATTTTGAAAAGGTATGGGGGGGTTTCCAAAGTTGCTCATCTAATGCGTGAATCATGGTGTACATGTAGTGGTAGGGGATTTTATGTATTTGGGCTGGTGGGGTATAGGTAGGGTTGCTGGTATAGCCGAAAAAAAAAACCCACCAATTGGTGGGCTGAAGTGAAGCAGATTAGCTTACTGATACTTACTGAATACTTCTAATACTTCTCCAAGACACTTAGTGTCAATGCATATCTTAGTTTCGCTATTGACTTCATCGCGCAAGGCTTTCAATACTTCACCATGCGCTTTGTTCTCAGCTGATTGCTTTACCTTGATTACCTTCTCCAATTCATTAGCCTTCTTCTTAGCTTCTTTATCGCTAGGCTTCTTGGCTAGTGTTTGATACGCTAATTCAATCTGCTTATTCAAGTCAGCGATTGTCATATCTTTATGCTTGGCTAGTAATTCAGCTGCTTTCTTTTCTCTCTCAGCTGCTTTCTTCTCAGCTGCGACTGACGTTGACTTAGGCTTCTCGAGCCCGAACAATGCATTCAATTGATTAGCGAAAGTAAACCAAGCTTTGTCAGCTGCTTCCCCAGTGTTTTGTGGGTTTTGGTCACAATAGCCTGCAACCCACTGCTTGCGAGCATATTCCCATTGTTCGTACGTTGGTTCTGTACCAAGTACGTTACGAGCAAAATTACTAGCGTTCTCTACAGTCGAGAAGTTTAGCTTGCTAGCCTGAGAGCCACAATTGAAGGCTTGGTCTGACTGGGTTGCTGACAACGGCAACGCTTCTTGAATAGCGTTAGCAATTGCGGTCGGTGCTGCTTGTAATTTCTTTTCCATTTTTGCTTCTCCTTAGTTAATTAACTTACAAGACTTATTTACCCCATGTAATTAAGTCAGACTACATTCTATCAAAAACCAAAAGAAAAGAAAAGAAATATTTTATTTTATTTTCATGCGACACTTTCCCTAGCAACCCAGACAAAACGTTATCAAAAAGACAGGGAACGGTCATTCCAACGTGGTAGGGAAAAAACTTAAAAAGTCTGGACGTAAAAAAACCCTCGATGTTTTGAGGGTTTAGGTTTGGTGGTTAGGACAAGAGTTCGATAACTTGCTCTAGTAAACCGATGTCATCGCATTCGGCAAGTTTTTCTTTTATTGTCGCTTTTGCATCTTTTATCTGGTCGATTATTTCCTTGTCTTTTATTCGAATCACTTGCTCTAGTTCCCTGCATTGCGCTTTTAGTATTTTGCTACTAGGGCTCTTTGCAAGGTCTAAATACACTTGCTCGATTCTATCGTGTATCTCATCTGAATCTATGTTTTCATACTTTGCTATCAGATCGGCTTGTTTGGTCGCTCGCTCTTCACGTTTTTTGGTTGCGGCTTTATTCGGTGACGATGGTACAACCAGATTGTATTTTGCTACTAGTCTATCCTTACAGCGACTAAAAGCGACATCTGCACTTGCGCCTTTTGCATTCGGCTTGATCTCACAGTACCCGTTCAACCAGTCGATTCGGCATGTCTCAAAGTGTTCATAGGTAGGCGTGTCGCCTAGTATGCGAGCAAAACATTCGAGCGACTCATCTGCATCGGTTTCACTTTTAGCAAATAACTTGCCTGCATCTTTTGATGTACTTATCATTTTATTTCCTTTACGTTAATAGACTCGCTTACCCTATGTAAGTCTGTCTAAGGTCTATTATACACGAGTGAAACATTTTGTGTGAAATTATTTTATTTATTTTTGACCAGAGAAAAAAGACAGAATAATACAAAAAAGACAAGGAACGGTCATTCCAACGCGGTAGCGAAGCGCAGGGGAATTCCCTAAGCGCAAAGGAAAGGCACGACAAAATTACCTTGTGTAAGCGTGTCCCTATTGTTCTGTAATTTTAATTTTATAGAACAATACAAAAAAAATTTAGAACAATATAAAACGCAGCTAAGTCGTTGATTATAAAAACAAACATGGTCAAAAATGCGTTGTCAAAGTGGCATTTGTTCTAATGTTCCTAATGTTCGGGGATTTTTTTGAATATTTTTAAAATCTGTTTCCAACGAGCCTGCTCGCAAGTGCAACTCTGCATCTCCATAACAAAAAGCATTTTGAAATTTCTCTCTCTTAAATATAAGAACATTAGAACATTACGTACAATCCGCATAAACACTAGCTTATAATGTTCTTGATTGTTCTGTTTTTCTCATTTTTCACCACTTTTTTAGAACAATACAAACGATTTTGCCTAAAAAATAGGCAGAACAATTACCAATCAAACAACACCCACTTCACTAAACTCTCCCTATTGCAATAGCAACACATAATGAAACAAAAGGTGGACACTTACTTGACATTGTATAGTTATTGTGTTATAATATAGGCTGTTGGGTAGATAGTGTGTTTAAAATGTTCTTGTTATGTTTTTACTATTGTTCTACTCAGCTTATTTCAACGACAAACTTACAAGGGGTAATTATGTCCACAATGACACAAGAAAAGCTACAACAGATACACATAAACATTGCTACTCTGATATCACATCATGCAAGCGGCATCATGACGGACTTAGAGTTCATAAATGCAATTAGTGACCAAGCACCAAGATACGACTACGAGCTTTCCGGTCTGGTCGATGTAAACACAGGTCTCCGTTATAAATAACGACAAACTTACAAAGGGTAATTATGTCCAAGCAATCTAAACACAACCACAATCCTCGCAACCCGAACATTTGCCGAAACTGCAAGGTCAACACCATCGGCAAGAATCGCATGGCTTTCGGTCACACAGTATGTCAGGCATGCAGTAAGAAAGAAGAATACCTAGTAGAGCAGGAAGATAAGGAGAACAACGATGAACAGTCTTGAAGACGGCAAAGTTCTTTGCCAAGAATGTTTTGGTGGCACGTTGAGTAGGGCAAGAGCGTCGATACTCATGAAAGATAAAAAGCCATTGTTGTGTTTACCATGCGGTGAACAAGCTGCCAAAAAAGTAAAGCACACAATCGCACCACTAAACAAAAGCAATTATTACCATATCAACAACATGGAAACCCTTAAACAATTAAACCCAAAGGTGACGACATGATAGTTGCGGGAATGGATGAAGAACAGTTAGACCGTGAAGTTGCACTGCTCGAAGGTAACGTATCAGGCAAGAAATACTCTACCGACTGGCAAGTTGCAGGGGAGTTAATAGTTCGGGAAAAGATAGGGTTCTACCCTAGCGGCATAGGTATGGGTGGAATCGCACGAACTTGGATGGCGACAAAAGCTGTGCCGAAACATCTGCGAACAAGTAATCGCATGGAACATTACAAGGCACAAGGCAGAACACCGTTGATAGCAGCGATGCGTGTGTATCTAAAAAGTAAAGGGGCTGAGAATGATTGAGGACAAAGACAAGGACGTTGAAAGGCGAGACCACATAAGGTTGAGGGCAATCCGTTTCGCAAGACCGTCAATGGTTCTGATAGAACAATGTATTGATGCCGAAGAAGGTAGTGTTTACAAAATGGCATTACGTCACTTAAACGCTAGCAAAATGGGTGGTATGCCAGTAGCTAACACACTAATAAACATGGGGATTATTGACGAGTCAGTAAACGACTTTGATGGATACCATGTTCTTGATGATATCAACGCAGAAATCTTGGGTGCTTACATAGCAGGTTACATGGCAGCTTTTATGGGAGAGGTTAAAAATGACTGAGAGAACTTTTACGATGGGGGCAACGGCAATCGTTTGCCTAATAGTAGGTGTTTGTTTTGATTTAGATGGTGGTCGGTACATACAGCAGCTTGGCTTGTTCTGGGCAGGTGCAGTATTTGGTGCTTTATTAGTAGGAGCAGGTCATGACGGCAATTAAAAAAGAATTACCAAAACGCAAACAGGTGCGTGATTGGGCAAAGATGCACGAAACAAAGCGGGTACGTTCTGCTGCGAAACAAACGCAGATGGAAATGCTAGTCCAACACCACAATGAACTACTCGCAAGGTTCTTTGGTATTAAGTCTTTCAGTAGCGAAGTAGCAAACAAGGTAGATGCGGAACTCTCCGCCCAACGCATAGGGGTATACAGATGAAACTAAAAGAGAAAATCATGACGATGGAAGAGTTCGGTGAATACGTAAACCGAAAAGGCGCACACAGTACGGCACAGGCATTGAAGGACGATGCCGAAAGTGTTGAGGACAAACTTACATACAGTAAGGAAGTCTCGGTGGTGTGGTTTGTAGAGGGTGATAAAGAAATGGCAATCTTTAATACTCAGGCAGCAGCAGAGGAGTGGAAGAAGATAGTTGATTCAAAAAACAAAGTAGCTTTCCGTAACATCTTAACAATGGGAGATATCAATGGTGGATAAAACTAAAACCGAAGAACTTAAAGAGTTCACGAAGGGCATTCAATCGAATCTGTTTGCTACTAGAGAAACAGTAGAAGAAGCAATGGAAGAAGTGTTCAAGGTAATCCGCACCGACCCACGTGCTATTACAACAGTACAGATTCTTCTTAACACAATAGCAAGTCACATTGAACGTAACTACATAGTGAAGGAGGACGACTAATGGTATGGACAGCAGACGGTATCCCGTCATTAAAGAACTACGAACAGGCGTTGTACCACGTGGACACACGCAAACCTTATCAAAAGAACAGCAGCTATGCAGGGCAAAAACCGTGGGGTGGCAACCGTAGATACACACGTTCCCTAATAAGAAAGGACACAGTTAACGGCATCGAGAACGTGGTGGTGTGCAGCTACTACGGAACAGATGTGCTTTCGTATTTCCCAGACGGCACTATTAAGATAAGCCAAATCCATGCGTCAGTACGTCGCAATGGGGAAACAGTTAATTATCTCTGGGACTCACCGTCAACAGGTCTGGTTATCAAGGCAGGACTAGGCACGTTTCAGCCGAATCCAAATCAATACTTCATAGACCGCATAGCAAGGACTCGTTCACAGAATTACTACATTGATAACAACAAGCAGTATCACTTAATCAGGGAGGGGCTAACCATTCTTCCTAGCGGAGAAGTAGAAGGTGGAACAGTTGAACATGTTTACACGCTGAACAAGGCAAAAATGGCAACGCTGCGTAAGAAGTACAAAGAGTTCATTGACTACAGCACTTTGCTACTGAAGTTTAACGACAACGTGACAATCACAAGTCAGGACACGCAGTTGGATTTAGCCAAGTACAACCGCATGACAACCGACTCTAGTATTTTGAAGCATCGGGGGAGTGACGACTGCGAGGACTCAAGAGCAGCATGGTTCGATGACTTAGATGCAGCACTTACCTTTACTAATGAGGAGGAAAAGACAGAAGTGTTTTACAAGTTGTTCCAGTTTGTCTCTGTTCACGCAGCAAAACGTGAGTGGTCACGGCAAACACAATTTTCAGCAAATGGTTTGCATTGGCAGTTGATATGTGAGCCAGAGAGATTCAAAGAGTATGTGTACGACCTAATCCGATACGAGTATGCGTATATGTTATTTGATAAGGAGATAGCAAACAAAGAAAGACCTGCACCGGCAGCAAATCGGAAGTACGTGTCATACGGCAGACAAATGCCGAGAGCATCAAAGACAAACTTACAAGACGTAAGTGTGTCGCAGTAAACATAATATAAACATTCACTAGCAAACAAGGAGAAGTAAAATGCAAGTTAACATGAACGTAGAATTATCCCTCGCAGAAGCAGAACAGTTAATCCTTTCATGCGGTCAAACAAATGCGATACACCTAGTTGGACAACCAGGAATTGGTAAGACTGCTATGTTTGATAGGATAGTAGCAAAGACTGGTTATCGTGGTGTGTACATTGATATACCTAACACCGAGTTGGGTGACATCGGTATACCTATGCCGAACCATGAAACAAGAACAACATCGCTGTACCCTAACGAGGTATGGGGATTCCACAAGAACGAACCGCTTTGTATTTTCTTAGACGAGTTTACTAAACCATCGTCACAAGCTGTGCAAAATATGCTACACCCACTACTTAACGAGCGACGCATTGGTGGTATGCACTTGCATAAAGACTCTATTGTTATCACAGCAGGTAACAACCTAACCGATGGTGTGGGCGATATGCTAAAGAGCCACAGCTTAAACCGTATGACGGTCGCACCTGTTCGCAATCCGTATGCAGAAGAATGGATTGAGTGGGGCGCAGGTGCAGGTATCGCACCAGAGATGCTAGCGTTTGCAAAAGCGTATCCGCAAATCTTTGCATCATACAAAGACCCAACACAAAAGGAGAACTACCACATCTTTAATCCTAAGACACCACAGAAGTCTTACTTCTCTCCACGTTCAGGTCATCGTGGCAGTAACATCTTATGGAAACGTCATGAGATAAGTCGTAATGCATTACTCGCAGGTTTGACTGGCACTATCGGTGAAGCAACAGCGAGAGACTTACTTGCGTATGTTGACGTAGCAGATACGTTACCTACATGGGAAGAAGTAATCAAAGACCCGAAGAACTGCAAAGTACCAACATCGTCTGCTGCATTGTGCATCATGGCTTACGGTGCAGTACAGCGCATCGACCGCAGCAACATCTCTGCATGGTTTGAATACTTAAAGCGTACTCCGAAAGAGTTGCAATCTGTGTTCTGCTTAACCACAGCAAAGAACGAAGACAAGAAGAACATCTTAATGACAAGCGCATCATTCCTTACTTGGATGCGTGAGAACCAATACTTATTCTAGGAGAATGATAATGATGCACGAAGAAGATTATGATGATGAAATAAGTGACGAAGAGTTGGAGCAAAGAGCAACAGATGTAAAGAACACAACCATCTTAATTGCTACTACGCTACAACAAGCAGAGATGCCGTTCGGTGTTTGTTTAGCTGCACTCTCTATGGTTATGACTGAGATTGCTATTGAGCTTGAGGTAGACCGTGAAACGTTATTGCATAGCCTAGCAATGACAGCAGAGGTTTTGTACAACAACCATGAGATGGACAAACTTACAGGAGGTGATTATGTCCAGTAAAAAACTAACAGCAGAGCAGCGTATCGAGAGAGCGCACTCTCAATTGATGAGACACAAAGACTTTTGTTTGTTCTCAGGTGTGTTCATGGTGGGCAAGGTAATCGTAGACGAGAAGCATCCGACTGCATTTACCAACGGCAAAGACGTAACGTATGGTCGTGCCTTTGTTGACCGCTTAGATGATAAGCAGTTGGCTTTCCTAGTAGTGCATGAAGCTATGCACAAAGCGTATCGTCACATGACTGTGTGGAACAAGCTAGCCAAAGGTGATACGCATTTGATTAACTGTGCGATGGACTACGTTATTAACTTACAAATCGTTGACTCAGACAGAGCGCAAGAGATTGTAGCTATGCCGAGAGATGAGGACGGTAAGTTGATGGGTTTGCTAGACGAGAAGTATCGTGACATGGATACTCGTCAGGTCTATGAGCTACTGAAGAAAGACCAAGAGAAACGTAAAGGTGAAGGTAAAGGTGAAACTAAAGCTGATGGGCAGGGCTTTGACGACCATGATTGGGAAGGTGCTGAAGAACTTACTGAGGAAGAAGCACAAGAACTTGCCAACGAGATAGACCATGCGTTGCGTGAAGGTTCAATCTTAGCAGGTAAGATGAAAGGTAACGTGATGCGTGGCATCAACGAGATGCTGCATCCGAAAGTAGATTGGAAGGAAGCGTTGCGTGAGTTTGTCAAAACCAATGTGAAAGGTGGAGATCAATCGACATGGCGCAGACCTAACCGTAGATACTTGGGTATTGATGTAGTAATGCCGAGTTGTATATCAGAGAAGGCAGAACGATTCTCTATCGGTGTTGACACATCAGGTTCTATCGGTGGAGCGATACTAGGTAGGTTCTTAGGTGAGAGCAAATCAATATGCGATGAGGTATCGCCTGAGATAGTTGACCTATTGTATTGGGATACGCACGTAGCAAAACACGAAATGTATTCCGGCGCAGAGGTACAAAACTTTGCCGACTCTACTAGTCCTGCGGGTGGTGGTGGTACTACACCAGAGTGTGTGCCTGAGTTCATGTTAGAGAACAAGATCAAACCACAAGCGTTAATCATGCTAACCGATGGTTACTTCTTTGGTAAGCCAAGCGTTGACAAGTGGGCAGAGCTAGGTGTGCCTGTGTTGTGGTGCGTTGTAGGTAACAAGAGTTTCACACCGATGTATGGGCAATCTGTTTTAGTTGAAGGGGATATATATGATTGATTTATTTTTTGGTATCTGTTTAATAATTTTATGTTGGGGGTTAATTAAATGACTAATACTACGTTAACAGCAAAGAACAAACGCATAACAATAAATCTTAGTATCGAAGCAGGGGAGAAGTTGTTAGCTATTAAGTTCAAAGTAGCAGAAGAATTGGGGTTCATGCCTAGCGTCACTCAGGTAGTAGAACATTTGGCACTTAACTATGAGAAAACCTTAAACAAAGGAAACTAAAATGATAACACTAGCAAACGAACAGCCAAAGTTCGAATCATTTGGCATAGCATCTTCATCAATGTTGGTAGAGCTTTCTATATCTTGTTGGACTGCAAGGAAGAAAGATAAGAAAGTATCAATGGAAGTTGATGCGAGTAAGAATACTAAAGTCAAAGCAGGTAACTACAACAAGAACCTGTTAGCAGGTAGCCCTGCATTGGAAGCGGTAGTTAAGTACGCAGCTAACGTGCGACTGTGGAATAACTTGAACACCTTGCCGTGGTCAGATAGTGGTCTGCGTATCGTAACAGCAGAACATCTGTACGGTAAGTACAAGTCACAGCTTGATGAACACAAGCGTAACTTTGATAAGCTCGTTGAAAATTTTGTTCAGCAGTATCCTACTCTAATAGCAGCGGCAGCTTTTCAGCTGGGGGATCTCTTTGATAGAGACGAGTACCCTTCTCAGGAAGCGGTAGCTAAGAAGTTCGGGTTCACATACGCATTGTCACCTGTGCCGACAGCAGGGGATTTCCGTATCGACATCAACGAACAAGCGAAAGCAGAGTTGGTAACGCAATACGAGCAGCACTTTCAAGGTCGTGTTGATAATGCTATGCGTGAGATATGGGATAGGTTGCACACTTGCCTGTTACATATGAGCGAGAGACTAACCGATACCGATGAGGGTGGACGCAAAGTCTTTCACTCTACGCTGCTATCAAATGCCGATGAGTTGCTGGTGTTGTTGAAGAACTTAAACGTAGCCAAAGACCCTGCACTAGAAGATGCTCGTGCTAGCTTAGAAGCAGCGATACATGGTACGGATATGGACGACTTGAAAGACAGCGACTACATACGTCAGGGTGTCAAAGAAAAGGTCGATGCAATACTTGGTAAATTTGATTGGTAAGGGGGAACATATGCTAGTAGAAAAGAAGAAAGAAGGTTTCGTTGATATGGAGGTTAGCCCGAAGCTAAATGAGTTTTTGGAAACCGTATTCATGAAGATGCCGTCGCTATCATTCGTAGCGCATGATTATACTCAGTACCTTGTTAAATGCTCTAAGTACGATGACCAAGCTAATCTTATAGAAGATTCAGAGTGGATGAAGTTTATTAATTGTGTTCGTGTATACAACGGCACAGAAGAAGTTGGTTATGTTCGTGTTAATGATGAGGTATATCGCAGTAACATAAAGCAGACCATCTATAGTATTAGGTCGGACAAGCACCGAATGAACAATGGTCGTAGTGATACGAAGAAAACAAAAGACCCAAAGGAAGCGTTGAAGCGTTGCCTGAAAGTCTTTGTCACTTCACCCGAAGCTGCTATGGTTCAGAAATGCTATGAAAGTATTAGTGGCGAAGCTAACAATATGAAGTATTGGTCTGGTCGAGCGTTAACTAGAGTGCTATCTGAATCTGAGTTAGAGATAGTTGAATACTTTAAACGTATAAAAGATGGTGAGCAAAACATACCAATACCAAAAAGTATTAGCGATGAGTTAGATAAGCCGTCTACTATAAAAGACTTAGATACTGCGAAGCTAGCTATTGTTGTTGCCGAAGCAATAGAGAACAAGAACGGCATAATAGTAGGCGATGTAAATAACAAGATAGTAGTTGCCGACTTAGCTAACACAACGTATCGAACTATTGATTCGTCTTATGATTTACCAGAGCTATATCAAACTAAACTTGCGGTGCTTAAGATAGTTGAAGAACGGCAGCCAGTTGCACACGTAGGTGTAAAGATTACTAACAGGGGCGATGATACTGTTTGGTACTTCTTAATGAATGGTGATATACTAACGACCTGCTAGTGTTTTAAACACACGGGGCTACCCTTGCAGCCCCTTTCAGGACATATTTACTTTATGTAAGTATGTCCTTTTTTTATGCCAAAAATATTTTAAA